ACACCCTAAACTAAACCTAAACACATGTTAAACTAAAAACCAAATCTTATATTAATATAAGTAAAATCAAAACAAAACCTTATGACAAAATCATACCTATCTACGAGTTATAATAGAACCAATACAATTCCCACTAAATTATTTCTAAACTAGTTCTGAATCCTAACTAAAATTTCAAAACTTTTAAAACTTAATATCTACGTCTTCCTTGAAGGTGGAGCTGGACCAGAAACAACCGGAGGTGGAGACGGAGCACCAGGTGGTATTTTGTTCGATTTAACTGGCAACACAAAGTTCCACAACACCACCACAACAATAAGCATAGCAATTAAAAATTTATTTGTAAGAGATAATAGTTGAGTATATATATAAAACAAATTACCAATAACTATATATTCAAAAAATCCCCAATTTCTCATCATTATTAAAATAGCAACTAAAAGCACCCAGATATAAACATTGTTTTTGCTAGGTCTAATAATTACAGGAATAGATATCATCAAAAATCCAAAAACTTTAATTTTATGAGCAATTATAAATTCCAAAACATATTTACAGATTTTCAAAGCCGTCTTTTCCCAGGTAGGTATGTTTTCATTATTCAAATCAGCCTGAATCCCATTCAACAAATATTCTAAAGGTTTTTCCCCACCATTATAAATTTCAGCAAGTCCAACAATCAAAGTCAACATAAGAACAAACATGGGAAATGGATACATAGGCAGACGTTTATAGGCACCCAAAACATCAGAGATGATATCTAAATCTCCCACCTTATTTTCCACTCGCCATCCTGTTCTCCCATTCCCCTGCATCTGCTGTGGTTGAGCTTCCATTTTGACTAATTCAGTCACAATAATAAAATTTTATTCATTAATATACATTGTTCGTTTTCAACTTATTTCTAGTTTAACAATTTCATATCAATCGTTACATTACTCCAAATATCATAAACAACACTATCATATCGTCTTTCTACACCAAATGTCAAACAAACTATAACCAGAATCACAACAACAGAAAGATTATGTACCAACAAAATTCGCAATACAACATAAGCTACCAAAATTTCAAAAACATAATAATCTTTCTCTAATTGCACCAACAAATTTAACAAATACCGAATAATTCCAAATACGAAACCCAAAGTAAAATTTACTAAATCATCTAATAATTCAACGGCATCAGCAAAAATATCTTTAAAAATTTGACCAAAATCTTTAAAAACTTCCTTTGCAATTTCTTTTACATCTTTAAAAATGTCTTCCAGCAATGGTTTAAATATTGGCCCCATATCTTTTAAAACTTTAACAAGCTCATCAACCAAAACTTTAACACTTTCAGATAGAACTTGGGCTATTTCCTTGATAATCCCTTCAACTAGATGCAGTACTTTTTTCTCTAAAAACACAAACAGTTCTGAAAACCAACTTTTCTTGATAGTCCTAACCTTAATACAATTAACCTCGGTGTCAAAATCATTTTTATTATGATCAACAACATCTTTTTTGACTATATAATCATCAGGACATATAGCTTTTAAAAACGGATTACCTAAATCAAATATAACATTACATTGAAATTCATCACTAGATACTTTAACATAATCCGTGCAATTTGGTTTGTTATACTTTAAGAAATCTAAACCTCCAACATTCACTAATAATGGTTCTTTCAAATTTTCTTCTGTACACTGATAATAAGTAAAAAACTCACTTGCATAATCAGCCGCCGCATTTCTTCTACCCACATAAACCATCAAAGGCATATGAGGTATCACTTTATCGGTACCATTATATTTAGCTATATATCCAAAATAATAATACATAAATTTTGAAACCTTATTTTCAACACACACATTATCCCAATCTCCATATATTCTATAAGCATCAGTAAAAGCAGCCGATGACTGATTTAACATATACTTATATGTAAATATAAACTTTCTGACACCATCAATTTCATAATCAGCCAAAACCAAATCATCATACCTCAATCCACTATCATCCAAATTCCCATATATATCAGACACATTCTTCATATAGATACCCACTCCAGGAAAAGCCAATTTATGAACACGCACCAGAACATTAGTACTATTAAACACCCTAGTTCTATTTAGTCCTAAACAAGCATAAACAGCCGAACCGTACCAAGTATGAGCAACTTTAATTCTGATATGAGGTTCACATGAATAATCCAACTCACAATCATAATCTTGTATCAAATTTTCCGACAAAGCATCCAAACAATGTAATTTCACTCTAACATAATTATATTCGAAATATCTGTAAAGATTATTCATTTCTGTATAAAAATTTTTCAGGTAATCCAATTCCCGCATTACTAACAGATTTTTCAAATCTAAATCATCTTTAAAATATACAGGCACTCCAGTCTCAAATGCAAACAAAGGAACCAAATCCAATTTAACCAAAGAAACATTATTGATCACCACCTCTTGCCGATAATTCTTACAATTAACTACAACCACTTCAATAATAAGAATCAAAACAAGCCTAAACATCGTAAATTTTACTTTAGCAAAATTTTCAAATTCAGCCAATATAAATTTCAACATTAATATAACTACCTAAATATCCAAATTTGGACGACATGGCTGAATATTCAAAACATCACCACTTTTCAAATAATACAAAGAATTAAACAACTCATCATCTTCTCCCAATCTAAACAAAGTGTAAAATACATGCGAAAAATCTCTGTAACGTACTTTATATCTATCACATACTGCACATGACAATTGTTCATAAAAACTAGCGTCTCCAAAAATTTTTGACAAGTCACCATAAGAAATTTTATACTCTTTACGATGTTCAAAATCCACCAAATCAAACCTACCTAATTTTGTCACCAACTTCAGAGGATCAGGTACTACTTTCCACTTACCTCCCACATTTAACAAAAATTTTGAACAAAAATATGGCCAATTAAAAACTAATAATTTAGATTCCAAATTAAACATTTCAGCTAGTTCTTTATATCCATAATTAAATTTAACGTCACTAAACAACAAACTATCATCACCGGCAAACATTCCATAAGCATCGGTCAAGTCATAAACGGTAGCCAAAATAGCCATCAACACTATAGTATTTCCAAAAAAAGTAGCAGCATCACCAGATTTCCTTTGATATTCCACTCTAGCAGTAAATCGTTGCGGAAAATTTTTCAAAAAAGTTTCCCCATGCACAAATTCCCACAACTCCAGCAAATCCTCATCAAAACCCAGTTTCTTATAAATACCTTTTTCAATCTCCCAATGAATTTTTCCTTGACTCTTATCATATTTACTCATGTCACATTCTGTCATTTTTAAATTTTTTAGCACACTATAATTAAAGTTTTTGTTCAAATGTTTTTCAAAATCATCTATACTCATGTCAGTAAATATCAAAAACCTGGATTTCAACAAGTGCAACAAACGTTTCTTAATTTCCTTAAACATTGGACAAAAAATTGCATTCAAAAATTTTGGATGAGCAGCAATAGTTTGAGGTGAAGCAATCTTGTTAATAGCATTAATTTCAAGTACAGGTTTGGCCAATCTTTTTAAAGAAAAATTATACAGTCTAAGATTTTCTTTCCAATAAATGGGTTCATCTTTGTTAATCAGATCTTTCACCACGCCTGGTTGATTTCTCAACCATTCATTCAATAAAACAGTATTTGGTGTCACTTGATTTTCCGAATACATCCTCAGCAAATAATCCCTTTCAGTATATGTCTTAAAAAACATATTAACTGCCACTTCAGCAACAGAAATGTCATCACATAAAGCAGTCAAATCAGGAACATTACCATTACGATCAAAATATGCGCGCATAACTTGCTGTTGAGAAGGTATCAACGGTCTAGGCACTGAAGTGCGTAATACAGGCGTAAGATAGTCTCTCGGTTGAAATCTCTGGAACGTACACACATCAACACGAATGTTATCTTCAGGATAATGCATATCACTAATTTCACTCATATATTGATCATGATAAGTATTCTCAATAGAATTACCTGGCATCACATAATCATAAAAATCCTGCAAAAACCAGACATCAGCCAATCCTCCATAACTATAAGAATAGTCCACTCCCAATTCTTGTTCTACCAAAACAGACACCGGTCTAGCACACATAACATTCAAAAATCCCTGCCTTTCAATAAATTCACGAGCAAATTTCGGTTCCAAATAAGTTTCTATTGCCTTACCCAACTTCATAAAATCATCAACTACTCTGTCTCCACCTGGCTTACCTATTTTTATCTGTATCTGTGCTTTAGAAGCTTCTTGCACACTAGTCTTCAATTTTTCCAATTCACAAGCCGGTCTAGAAGCAGTTATTATCTTGGCAGTATCATCATCAGTAACAGTATAATAAACAAACTTATCAGTATGCCTAGTTAAAGCAACCAATATATGCTGGCTCCAACCATAGATAGATATGTTCTTAGAATTCAACCTCACCAAAGCCACTTCATTATTCTGCTTTCCTTGAAACTCATGTATAGTGTTAACCTGATATCCATCATTCGCCAATTGTATTTTTTCATTCTGTGTAAATGTCAGATAAATTACTCCTTTCTTTTTGGGAACATCAGCCAAAGTACTTATTTTTGCAACAGACATGGTAATAGCATTGTAATTAGTAGTAGTCACAACCCCTTTATAATTTTTCGTAGCATTCAAATAATGCACCACATCTAATGGACATCTATGAGAAACTGACAACACCTCAGAAATATGACTCATATTTTTCAGAACCTCACTTGTAGTAACAGCAGTAGGAATTCTAGGATCATAAGGAATCTGTGCATCATCACCAACACAAACAACTTTGTTGGCACTAGCTTTAACTGCACAATATATAATCTGCCCAGGATGCACCATCAGAGCTTCATCCACATACAACACATCACATTTTTCTTTACCATGCATGAGATAAGAATGACCAGTCCTATACATATAAGCCAATTTACTCCCTTTCTCATCACCTTCCTGATTTATTCCTAAACGCCTTTTTATATCCAAACTACCTTCTTTAGTAGATGACAAAATCATATCTTTACCTTTGACATGTTTATTCAACAAATATGTCGTTTTTCCACAACCAGGAACCCCTAGAACCAACTCAATCGGAGGAAATCTGACTCCATTTATAGATATTTTTTCAGCCACATCATATAACAAATCATCATTTATAAGCCTAGTCTCTTTAGTCACCAAAAATCCTTTTCTCGTCTCATGGTTCTTAAACACCACTCCTTTAGCCGTTTTTTCTTTCGTCAATTTTACTAAAAATTCACCATCAAAACCATATTGATAATCTCCCAACTCTGACACTGGCTTCCACAACCACATTCCATCAGCAGACACATAACCCATATCATTTCTAATTACCTTATCATGCAGTCCCAACGAAATCCGTTTAATCAAAACATCATAATCCTCTCTACACTTTGAAATTATGACTTGTTTCTTAACTCTCCACAGTTCCTTTTGTTCCATAGCCGCATTATACATTAAATCTTGAACGTCAACAGGATCTTTACGCATTTTAGGATCAAATTTATACATCATAGGATCCATAACTGGTTCCTTAGATGCTCTAGCTGCAAAATCAGACAATGGTTTAGGAATAACTTTAACTGATGAAAACGTAACTTTACCACACATCTTTTTGAACTCTTTTTTCAGCTTATCCTCATCAACAAAATTATAAGCAAAATTCACTTTCCAACTAACACTTCCCAAAAACAATCCTTTAGCCTTTACCATCTGTGAAAACATATCACGAACTGATACAAGACTACTTTTCGATTCATCAGCATAAATCACTTTCAAATTACCTGAATGATCATCATAATACACCGTAGACAGATCACCTTTATACACTGTAACAGTTCTCACTACAAACGACTCTTGAACCTTTTCAAAATCTGTCATGATATGTTCTTTTAACACAGGTTCTTTAAACAACACTGGTTTCACTGATCCGCGACCAACTAATTTACGGTATGCCAAGATTGACTCCAAGCGTTTCACAACATTATGGTTTACATCTCGTTTCAAAGCAAAATCACTTAACGTCACAGCAACCAAATTAGAAGACACCATTGACATTAAATCCACATAAGTGATTTCAAAAAACTTAGAGCATATCAATTCTAACAACTCAGCACTAACAAATCCTAAATCTAGCACCAAACTAATTTCAAATCCATCTCCAAACTTGGTGTAATAAGCATCCAACAACTTAACCAACCCGTTAACTTTACAATCAGCATGATTATTACAAGTCACACTAACATCCACCAGCACTTTTTCACTAGGACTTTGCAATGCTCTCAATACACTTTCCGTCTTTTCTAATTTCATAGCTTCCAAACATTTACTCAATATTTTAGACTTTGCTTCTCTATCAATCAATTTAACTTCAGAAATATTCTTACCAGCAAAATCCAATGGAATACCAGTTGTAATTTCAGAACCCGGCACAAAATCAACACAATCACACTCAGACAAATAATCACAATGATTATCCGCCAACAATATATGAACTACCTCACTCTCACCAGACAAACCACTATACCTGATTCCACTGACCATACCAGTCTTTCTATCATACAAATGAACACAAACAGCACCCATGCCCATCGAAACATACAACCTGAATATATCTGAGTCACCCCATCCATCCCGCAACATAGTTTTTACATTATCACACGTCTCCCCCGAAAAACGACTAACATACTCAGACATAGCAGCTCGCATAGCAACAGATCTTTTCAAATTTCCTTTCGCCAAAGCGTAAAACATACACATACCATCACCTGGAACCTTGTTTACAGCCATATTCAATCCATCATCAAAAACACAAGTTAAACCATCCCCAACTGTAGCATCCATAGCACGACATCTCACTCGATCCAAAATAACACTCAACTGATCTTCTTCACGAGAATCACACGTCACAAAAGAATCTGCCGTTAAAGCAGGCGAAGCTCTGTCTGACACATTATCAGATATAATTTTATCAACTTTTTCATCCGTCGTATTTTCAGTGTCGGTCTCTACTGTTTCATCTATCACACACTCAACTTCATCAGAAACTTCTCTCTTGATTTCGACACGATCTTTCACACTGACACTAGTAACAATTTCTTTAACTTCCTTACCAGCAGCATCAGAATCACTCTTATGTTCCACTGAAGTAGCCACCATAGATCCCATTTCCAAAGCATCACAAGCCTCACCAATACCCATACGAACACATGAAGTATCAGTGTCAACACCATCCACGTAGATATCCACATCAAACACCTCATCAGCATCATCAACATCTCCAGCCGCCGCATCAGCGACACTGCTAGCTACGTGTTCAAAACCATAATAATCTGGAAGCCCATCATCGTATGCCAATACATCTTTCATAAGACTGTACCAAAATCTCTTAAAACAAAATTTATTAAGATCACATTCAGGTTTATGCTTATAAACATGATCATCTCGAGCAGCAGGTTTAATCAGATTGAGTTTTACACCATACACTTGTGATATCACCGACGCAACTAAAGACCTAAATCCTTCGTTAACATCCTCAAATTCGTAAGTGTAACCAGGTATCCTATGAGTTGCCAATGCCATAGAAAATTTTTCAAAACATCCACCAACATAAGTTTCCATATCAACACACTTTATGTGCTCTCTTATCACAAATTCCAAATCAGATGAAGTTTTTCCCATATTATACAAAATCTTATGTAACCAAGCAAACATCGAACTACCAGTATTGCCTATACATTTTCTACCAGAATAAAACAGTTTACCCCACAGACCACTAACAGCCAAATCACGATCATGTATTATATTATTCTTCAGTATTTGCAAAATCTTTCCTTTATCAAATTTCAGCACATAACATTTGAGATAAATTGCATTAGCCAAATCATACAAATCAGCCGGTTCCATCCGGTTACTCCTGGACACAATTTCTTTACCACCTACCGTGATCCTGCGATTATATGACACCAAAAAATTATATATGTGAGCTGGTTTAAATTTCTCTTCAGTATTAGTAAGCGCATACTCACATCCTCTATCCCAAAAATCCTTATCCAAAACCATAAAACGTCTGACCAAACACTTATCACGCACTGCTAATTTTCCATAGTCCAAATCAAAATATTCTAGCACCATCTTATCTTTAAAATTGAACCACACCTTATGAAATATTTTGCTTCTAGGCACATTGAGACTAACACTTTGTACTACTTTAAAAAATTGAATTCCATTAATATTTTCACCTAACTCCAAATAAAATACACTAGTCTTTCTAGAATCACAAAAACTACTGCAAAACAAATAAGAAAAATACACAGACACTTCATGACTATAATTAAAACTAGAATCACCAACAAAAGAGAATTGAATTTTCTGTCGATTATTTTTAAACTCATAATGAACCCCCAAAGGTTCAATGACACCTGCATCTTTGCTATCATCTAACATCTTAGCATCAAAAATAAAAGACCCATGCACTACTAACATTTTCTTTTTCACCATGATATCAGCCAGATCAACAAGTTTTACATCATAAGAACTATGAAGCATCATACCTGCTAATGCAGTACGATTACAATCTTGAGCCTTATTAATACAATACACCACATTTTCATTATCCATAATAGATCTGATCATAACACTCTGATTATTCGTCAACTTGTCCTGAGTTTTTAAAAACATAGCCATATTAGATATACGTTCCGCATGACGTTTATCATCCTGAACACTAAGTATAGGACAGCAAGAATGAACCCCTCTCCTACCAGCAGTCAAATGTTTCCAATAATTTCCACCTATATCACATATCAAATCATCTCTGTCAACATGTTTGCTAGTGTTAACAACATACCCCAATTTATCCAAAAGATACCTCTCTTCACACAATCTACTAGCAGCAGCAAAACCATGAGGATTAGTACATTGACTGGTAAACAACAAATTAAAAGCCGGATAACTGCCTTGCAACGCCTGCTGCAAGTCATAATTTAATATGTAAGGAATATGAACTTTTTGCTTTCCTGATTCAGATGTCTTTTCAAACTTAATATCATTAACAATTTCCTCAATAATTGTAGTTCTTAATATACTATCAGGTTTAGCCAACTCAGTTATTATTAAACTTTCTTTATGCTCATCCGACAAACCTAAAAATTTTAACACACTATTTTTAAAAGGATTAAGATGATAACAATCATTAAAAGGCACAGAAAATTTTTCTTTATCAAATTCAGCCATGTTAAAGTTTTTGTTATATTTGTATTTTTATTTTTGGTTTTCATTTAACTAGCTTAATTATTATAAAGAAAATCACAAACACATTAAAATTAAAATTAAACAACACATAAAATCAAATTTTAAAACATTCAAGGCAGACAAACAGCAACAAAAACTTTATCAAATTCA